AAGCATCAGCAATAGCCTGATTCGCATTAGTAGAAGTCTCAGCAGACTGCTGCTGCAAAGCCTTACTCCTCTGTATCAACTCATCCGCATCATCCACAGTATAAGAAGGAGCAGGACTCGGTGTAGTAGCCGTAATCTGACCAGCAGTAATAGCCGCAATAGCATCAGCAATAGCCTGTTGAGCATCACGAGAAGTCTGCTTGCCGCTCTCCAAAGCACGTTCCGCACTAGCAATCTGTGCAATCTGTTGACCCTTGATACTACCACTCTGATTCCAAGTAGGAGCCGCAGGTTTAGGAACAGTCCTACCAGCAGCCGTATTAGCCTGCTGCGCACGTTGAATCGCCGCCTGAGCATCCGCCTTTGCCTGCTGCGCCGGTGACAAAACAGGACTAGATTGCTGCCTCTTCTGCGACCATTTCCAAACCTCTCTCAACTGCTGTTCAGGAGTCATCAGTAACTAGCCTCTCTGATCTGAGTAGCACGAGCCGCACGATCCGCAGCCGCATCAAAATCACGACCATACGCACTACCAAAATATTCGTTATACGCACCAACATTCTCAGCCGTCAAATTAAACAACGCATCTTGCAACGCCATATCAGTATCACCCAACGCCGTATACAAATTCTCAAAATAATTAGTCAAACCACGATTACGCAAACCAGAATCCTGCAAACCCCTCCGAGCATAACCAGTGTTCAACTTATGCAAAGCATCAGGAACACCCCTGTTAATATCATACCTCTGACGATCAGCAGTACCCATAGCCCTCTTCTTCTGATACGTTGTACCAGCCAAAGCAGTAGCCAAACGAGTAGCAGGAGAAGTCCCCAACGGGTCTCTCACATTATAATCAGCCAAAGGGTTGTACGCCATTACTAGTTAAACACCTGACCCGCAATGACAAGAGTGGCAGTGTCCACAACAACATTGAGAGTAACAGCACCGCTGCTGCCACCTCCACTGAGAGCAGTTCCAGCACTGACATCCGAAATGTCGCCCGTCTGCCCTTGTGTAAGACGCTGGTTTATACGTTGTACGCTCATTGCAACACTCCTTATCCAAAGTAGGTGATCTGGATATCAGAATCTGAAGACCCAGCCCTGATGAACTTCACATCATCTATATCGTTTTCATACAAATCCATAACGCTGTATGGATTTAAATAGTGACCCACAGAAGCAGTCGGGGTTCCCCACCTGACTCTGATCGGTTCAGCACCATTAGTTATCATCGCCGCAACAGCACCAGTAGCCCGTGTGCAAGCAACAGCAACACTAGAAACTGTTAACTGTTGATCACCTATGGATTCCCCGTACTGAGAAGCGTTATATCTTATTCCTGACATTTAATCTCTCTTCCCAAAAATGTTTAAACGATTCGCATCTATTAAATTGTCCATTTGTTGTATTTTCTGTTGTATTTTTCTTAATTCAAACTCAAGTGATCTGGCATTATCGCCTACCATTTTTCGTGTTGGTCGATAAGTTAAAGTCATTACTCGAAACTCCACCACAGTTGAAAAACGTAACGCACCTCATCAGACAAAACAGGCATCGTGTGGTGAGCATGAGTCCAACTAGTAGGAAAAATAACAACTTTTCCTCGCTCTGGTTTTATTTCCAAATCTTGTTGAGGAAAAGCCAATTCTCCTCCTTCAGATACATTACTTAAAAAAAATACACCTGTTAAATGTCTACGGCTTGCATACCCATTAGGGAAATAATCACTATGAGTAGTGTGATAAGCCTGATCTTTTTCATATTTAAGAATGTTATATTTTTCAGTTACACTAAAAGCAGGGAACTTATCTGCAAAAGGAAACTTTTTTAAATAATGCTGTAAACAATGACCTGTAAAAAATAATAAAGGTTGATGTTCTGGTACCATTTGCATAGTCGAATAATCCTGTTGAAAAGAATCTCTTTTTTCTTTTTGAATCATGCCTTCTATTTTTTCACCATTACCTGCAACTATTGTTTGAGATTCATACCAAGATTCATTCTCTGCTTGTTCAATAACTTTTTCACAATCAGATACCAATAAATCATCTTGATACGTTTCAATAAAATCCTGTTTTTTTCTAAAAGGAATAACATTATTTACAATCGGTGCATCCAAAACACTTAACAGGCTACTCACTTAATTCCACCCATTCTTGATTTTGTTCATTCCATTCATACGTTTTGCCATCATCGGGGTAAGCGACAGGAGGAGTCCACGCCCCCAGTTCACTATTCCAAATAGACGAAGGGTAATCTTCAGGTTTAGGAGGTTTCTCCCATTGTTGAGATTCTTCATTCCATCTATGACCTCCATCTGGTGCAAGCCCAGCAGGAGACACCCAATTAGGATGCGGACTTAAAGAAGTGTCCAATGTCCAAGAAGGATGAGGGTTAGGAGGATAAAAAACATCCAAATCCGCATCGTAATGATAATTAATAGCAGGGAAACATCCCCGAAAATTATGGTTATACGAACATTGAACCCAAATACCACTTAAACCAAGATCATCTGCTAAAAATTCTTGACCCCGATCTTCGTTATCATTGTCTACTACAAGAACTCTTTGAACAATATTATTTTCATTAATTTCAGCAAAATGAGCCATTTAAGCCACCAAATACCTTATGACCACAATTCCTGAACCACCAGAACCATAAGGGGCGGCTTTATCATTAGGGTTACCTCTTGACGCACCTCCACCACCACGATTAGCAGTACCCGCAGAACCCCCCGGAACTGCAACATTTGAAGTGTTCCAATAAAGCCCATCTACGGCATTGGTTCCCCCTAAAGGATACGGTGTCGCAGTTTGATACATTGGACCGTAGTAATTTAACGAACTAGAACCACCACCACCACCGCTGTAATATTCGGTAGTCGAACCGTCTAAAACGTTTGATCCGTAAGCGGTACCTCCAACACCGCCTTTAGCATTTCCGGGAATAGGAATAATATAAGATCCTGTACCAGCACCACCAACACCACCTTTACCGCCACCGCCACCATAGCCTTCAACACCACCGAAGGGCCATCCAGCAGATTCTCCTGCACCACCGGGATTTCCTTGCCCCGGAGTACCTGATCCGGGGCTATATGGACCGCCACTATTCGCTATCTGTCCTGCGCCTGATCCACCGTCAGCAAGAGCGCCTGTAGGACCACTAGTATCTGATGCTCCACCACCAATAGCGGTTAAAGCCGCTGGAAAGGCTATACTAGAATCTGAACCTGCGTTACCTTGCCCTGTGGTTGCAGTTTGTCCTGCTCCTCCTGCACCAACTGTCACAGCATAAGTACCAGCACCTGTTCCCGCAGCAACACTAGTTATTAGAAATCCACCGCCACCACCGCCGGGACCTCTGTAGTAACTTCCTGAACCGCCACCTGCAACTAGATAAGTTTCCAACTGTGGAGCGACACCAGATTCAATAATAAAGTTTCCTGATCCAGTAAATATGTGCGCTTTGTAACTGCCGTAAGTGGCAACAGAGTTTCCTCCGCTTGCCACAAATGGTGCGCTACCTAAACCGCCGTTCATCCAATCAGAAACAGCCGTAGACGGATTAGCCTTAGCCAAATCCTTACGACCCTTCCACGTAGAAACCGCAGTGCTAGGGTTAGTCCTATCTTGTCGAAACACTATAAGACCTCTTAAGCAGTTATTCTATTAACGTAACCAAAAACGTTGACTTTATCAGCCACAGCCGCTGCACCTTTAACGATTAGCCCTGTGCTGGCTTTACCAGACAGTACCAATCCGGGGATTATTAACTGTAACCCAGACTCCGCAGTAACTGTGTACTCGATAATGTCATCAGCATCAGTTGTTCCACCAAATTGAATCGTGATCTTGCGATCCGATGAATCGGTGTTAGATGCATACAACCAAATCTCATCCAACGTAGTTGCTGTAGTTGTGGTGGTATGAATTGTTCCATATGCACCACTATCGACTGGCATTTCTATACCAGTACCATCTGCGGAACCTCCGCTGAGTTGTACTTTTGAATATGTTGCCATATTACCTTTCCTTTATTTAATTAAAAACCGAGTTTGTAAGAACGTTGTTAGCGTTTTCCCACGTAGGATCTGCCGCAGCAGCCCATTTAAGACCCACTCCAGAGATAGAAGAATCTGCTGTTAAAACATAACCATTAGTACCAACCGCTAAACGACCAGCAGTATCGGCTGCTGTACCAATGATAAGATCGCCTACAGCATCTATTATACTTTTAGGTATTATTGTAGTATCAAGGGCTACTGTTCCTGTCGTATCAGGGAACGTAATAGTCTTGTCCGAACTAGGATCTGTAATAGCAAAAGTAGTAGTATGCCCATTACCAGTAGTAGCACCAGTAAACTCCAATGGGCTAGCACCCTGAAAAGTAGCCGCAGCCTGAAAAGTACTAGTCTGAACCTGAAGAAGAGTACCCGCAATTGTGGTTAAAGAACCAGCAACAGACAATGTGGGCGTTTGAGCCGCCCAATCAACAATGCTAGTAAAATTAGCGTTCATCTGGGTGGCTACAATCTTAGCCCCAGCAGAGAAAGTATTAGGTGGTACTATCGCTCCCATTTAACGCAATCTCCTAGTTCTATACATTCCAACAACCGAAGTCACACCCCACTTGCCTGTAGCATCAGCAGCAGGAAATGACGCAAACCTCAAACTAATAGCCTTCGCTGTCCCAATTGACCCCCAACGTTGTACAAGATACTTGTCTGTGGTGCCTTCTTGCGCCCATTCAGACGTATCCCATACACCAGTACCGGAACCAGTAGGGTCAGAATCCCAAGTAGCCTGCGTTATACCAGTAAAAGTACCTGATTGAACTTGTGTAAAGTATGCCAAATTGTAGTCTTTGTATGCATACATGCTTAGAGCAACACTGTTATCTGCTAGCAAAACAGTTCTTGTTTTGCCCCACCTTTTCAAAAACGTAGGACGATTACCTTCAAACCAACTGGTCTGATAATAAGCATTAATAACATTAACAGCAGAAGCACCATAATCGTCAGTGTCCACATTCTGATCTATTTTCGCTATCCTTATAGGCTTATAAGCAGCCCCTGCCTCTATCTCAGATACAACCGCTATAGGAGAATGATCTTCCCCACTAGGACGATATGACAACATTGCACGAGCATTAATGTCATAACGCACCCATGCACCCGTGTTGCCTAAACTAGGATCCCACATAAACACATTTCTACGGTTTGCTTGTTGAGATTCAGAAATGTTCTCAGCCGACTGATAATCAACGGAAACCCACAGTTTCTCGTCATACCACATCAAAGAAGGAGCATTATCTAATGTTAAAGCAGGATTGCCAAGATCATAAGTCATAGCAGGATATATACGTTCAAACACATATACAGGTTCATTGTCAGGGTTTTGTATCAGATACACTCCCTTTTCCGCATACCAGAAAAAGATCCCTTGTCTACCAGCCGTAGGCTGGCAACCATCACGGTTACCCACCGCTCTTGTAAGATTACGCACTTCAAAAGTGTCTCTATCAAAACCGTAAATAGCGTAAACAGCGTTCTGTTTAAACACTAAAAGACGATCCTGATCGGAAATAATTCCCGTTATAAAATCTCCATCTTCACCCAAATCAATGTCTATATAATCCCCTGCTGTCCAGTCATCACCATCATTAGTTTTAGAAAAACGAACTCTATTTGGTTGATAAATGCCTGATTCCAGAGTGTATGCTGCCCAAACCATTTCATTCCATGTAGTGACATATCTAGCAGCAGGAAAAATACCAGTACCACCCGCAGGGTTCCAAGCACCTATTGCAGCGGTGGTACCATTCCATGCAATAGCGTTCCAACCTCCGCTTGGAGTAGTTAAGTATGTACCATTAACTAAATAAGTAAGACTATTGAA